CAATACTATCATATATACATTGAATTGAAGCTTTCATTCCATCAATTGCTTTCATAATTTTACTTTCTTCATTATCAATTTGTTCAATCATTTTTACAACCTTTTCTTGGTCTTCTAACGATGGAACTGGTATTTTTAATTCTTTGGACAATTTAGGAATGTCAACCGATGGTTGTGCTTGTCCTTTTTGATATTCTCTTAAAATTATTTGTTGCTTTATTTTTAAAAAGTTAAATAAGTAGGAATTACTTATATTCATTCCAGGTTCAATTTTATTACAATGACTTGTTATAAATAATTTTTTATTGAATCTATTAACAAATCCTGCATATGAACCATCATTTGACATTAATATTTGATTTTCATATGTATTAAACTTATCATAAAAGTTTTCCATCATATTTACTCCACCACCAATAACTTGATAATTACCACCTTTCATTTCAGATATTTTTAATGCTTTACCTCGTTTAAATTCACAAACTTCCCCAAGTGTTTTATATTCTGCTTTAACATTTTTAAAACACAATTTCTTTTGGTTTAATAAGTGTTCATTTTCTAATTTTACAAGTTGTTTTTCCATAAAAACTAATTCTTCATAATACTCAAAAATTTTCTTAAATCCATCATAATCCTCTTTTAATAGAAATTTGAATAGGTCAATATCTTTAAATTTACTTATTACCTTATCTAATAATTTATAATCTTCACCAATAAATTTATCCATAAAATCTACAATTCGTTGTTGATGATCATTTGATAGCATTGGTATTTTTAATTCCCTAAAAAGTTTATTTGTTTCCATATTTTTTTGTGCTTGTCCACTTGTATATTTAATATATATATTATTTTGATTAATTATTAAAAAACTAGTTAAATAATCTCGATTAATATTATATTTTTCAATATATAAACCTGAATCATTTAACCAGAATTTATCATTTATTAATCTAACACATTTAGGACTGACACCAAATCGACTAATAACAAGTGTTTTTCCATCTCTATTATATTTATTAGTATAAAATGTAATATCACCACCACCATATACTGGATATTTATCACCTTCATAATCACTTTTTACTTCATCTTTTGATTTTGTAATTCTATTACCAAATTTAAATTCACAAACTTCCCCAAGTGTTTTATATTGAATACCATCATAAGATAAATCTTCTTTTTCAATATAATCATCATATTTAAGAGACCAATCTTTATTAACAATATCTTTGAATGTTATTTTTAAAATATCTTCTTTAATATACATTTTTTTATCAGAACTACCTTTGTCTTCTTCTTTAAAATATCCTTGATGAAATCTTATCTCTTTAGTTTTAGTACCTTTTTTCATGATAATACAAGCAGTATCAAATGTTGTATGTGAAAAAATACCTTTTGGTAAGAGTAGAATTTCAGAAATATCACAATTTTCAACCATATGTTTTCTTAGTTTTTTATACCAACTATTATTTTCAGTTCCATTATTTAAAATACCTCTATCAGTAACAAAACCCGCAAAACCATCTTTTTTCAAAGATTCTATAATTGTATAAACAGCTAAACCCATAGAAGCTTTAATAGTCATTTTACCAGTTTTCATAAAGCTCCAATATTTTCTTTTATCATTGTCACTTAGAAAAATATCAACAGATTCACCGAATGGAGGATTAGTAATAATTTTATCAAATTTATTTTTATTTTTTTTTAGTGATTGATGATAATCAAAAGAATCACATTTTGATATATTATTTAAATTTAATTCTGCAATTTTAGAATTAAAGTTTAGAAACTTGAAAATTTTATCATCAAATTCTTGTGCATAAATATTATTTCCTGATAAATTATATTTTTTCTTTACTTGTAAAATGAATCCACCAGAGCCAGCAAATGGATCTATAATTTTATCATCTTTACTAATATTAATTTTACTAGTAATCCAATCGATTACTTGAATATTTGTAAAATATTGACCCCAATTACCACCTGTAGAACCAGAATCACCCATGAATTTTTCAAAACCTTCACCGAGTGCATCATAAGGAAATAATGTAATATCAAATTTACCATCTTTATTTAAAGGTAAAAAATTTTCAGAATAAAGCTTATTAATTATTTTTTGAGCTTTTTGTCCATTTTCACCATTTTCTTTATCAACAAAATTTGTTAATCTACCAATATCTAATTTTAAATTTATAATATTTTCACCTAATATTTTAACAAATGCAATATCTTTATTTTTTTCATTATCAATCAAATTTGGTAATAACTTTTTAGAAAGTTGTTTATAATAAGGATTATATTCTATTCCACTTTTTGAATGAATTAAATCTCTATCTTCATAGTCTTTTAGAATATGTTCATCTGTACAATAATTATGATATAGTGATTCTAAAATACCATCATTATTCAAATCAGATTGATGTCTTAAAAATAAAAAATTAATAATTTCATTATATGCATCCATACCAGTTAATTTTGGAGATGGATTGTTTCTACAAATGTCATGCAATTGTTTTAAAATACTAAAATATTGTGATTTGTCCATTATTGTTAATAAAAACTATATTTTAAATAAATAATAATCAATTTTTTATTCATTAATAATATAAATATTTGAAATTAAAAAAATTAATTAAACATATTACTTGCTTCTCGCAAATCAGAATTAAAATGATTAAAGTTAAAATCATCCCATATATATTTTGGATATAAAGGTAATTGTTCATCATCTTCACACCAACTTTTCCAATTTTTTTCAGGATCAATTAAATTTATTTTTTTTGATTCTAATCCTCTTTTAGCATCAAACATACTGGGATAAAAGTCATGTTTAATATTTAGAAAATCAAACCAATTTTTATTAACAAATAACTTTTGATAATCATGTGTAGAAATATCAGGTAAATTATATTTTTGTTTATCTTCTTTTGAAATTTTTTCATAAGCATCAAAAAAATCAGTATTTATATTAAAATTAAATACACTAGTAAGAATAGTAGCCTTATGTCTCATATTATCAGAAGTTGATAGTCTCGTTTTATTTTGTAACAGAGTATCAAATTTATCAACAATATTATCCCAATGAATGGTATTTAAATTGATAGTGATAGTAGTTTCCCCATTATTAATTCTAAAATTAATTTTTTTATTTTCTTTATCAAATTTTATAACATTATTTAATTCTATGTAACTATCATAATTTGACACATCACCTGACACATTTTGTAAAGCGATGTAATAACCAATAATTTTATCAATAAATTCTTTTTCATAATTTTCATAACGATATAAACCTTCAATAATATATCCTTTAGTCTTATTTTTATTTGAACTGAATCTTAATGTTCTGCCAATTGATTGGATAAAAGGAATAGGCGATCTATTTTTTACACCATCCAAAAAAATACAAGTATCAAGATTAGGTATATCACTTCCTTCACGATGTTTATTTGCACAAAATAAAATAGCATTACCTGATAAATTATAAAATTCAATATAATCATTATTACTACATGAGCTAGTATCAATATAAAATTTAAAATCTAACATATTATGTCTTTGTAAATAATTTTGTTCAAATAATTTTTTCCATTTTTTAGTTTTTTCAATTGTACCGCACCAGGCAATAATTTTTTTGTTTGGCAAGTTAGGAATTAAATTATTTAATAGTTCTAATACTGTACCTAATTCAATTTGTGAAACATCATTTTCTTTAATAGTATTTTTAGTATCAATATGAAACCAACAAAATTCTGGAGGTAAAACTAAATTTTCAGAAATAGCATATATAAGGTTATAATTCGTTAATAAATTCAATGAATTATTAATACCATAGATTTTATTAAGTTCAGTAAGATCATTACGCCCAGTCCTTACAGGTGTAGCACTAAAACCAACAATTGGAATATTTTTTTTATGAAAATTTGTTAAAAACTGATTACATTTTTCACTAGTTGTGTTATGACATTCATCATGTAAAATTAATGATAAATTATTAATACTTGAATACTTACTTGATGTTAAGTAAGCTCTATTAATTACAATAAGTACTGGACCATCATTATTTAATTGTTTGTACCAATTTCTGTCTTTTTTTGTAACACAATTAATAATTTTGTATTGTGTCAAGTTACCAACACCAATCTTTTTCCAATGTTCAATTAAATTATAGTCTGGTTGATTATTGTTTTTTGTGAATCCAAACATATCTCGTAATATATTAATTCTTTCAGTAAATAGAATTACTTTTGAATTCTCTTTAAATTTTTTAAATACATAATCAATATATCTAATAATAATAAATGACTTACCACAACCTGTAGCTTGACAGTGAATTCCAGTTTGAAGACCATACTTTTCTAATTTATTAAATGCTTCTTGTTGATTTATTCTAGGGATATAACTGGATAATAATTCTTGTGGTTTTTCTTCTGGTATTATTACATCATTTTTATTAATTTTGTACAACTCATTGTAAATATAATTATCTTTAAAAAAGTTAAAAATCAAAGTATGAATATTAATTATTTGTTCTCTATTAAAATTACCATTACTATTTAATTTTTTGTTTATAAAATTATTGTTTAAACCTTTTAATATATCATCAAATTTTTTATATGGTGATTTATTTTGAAAATATTTAATGTGATAATCCATCACTTTTTTGAATAAAGTTGAATCATCTACAATAAACTTGTTAATTTCTTGAGTAGTAATATCATTACTAATAATATCTAAAATTGCTTCATTTGGAAGGTTATGTTTTTTTAATTTAATAGTAGTATCTATTGCTTTATCAATAGCTCTTCTTACTTCTTTAAGATTCATTTAATTTGATTAATATAAAATTAATAATTAAAAATAATATCAAATTTTTTATGATAATTTAAAAATTGATATTATTATTTTGACTAATATTTATTATAATAAAAATAATGAGTTGTTTGGCAAAAGATTGTAATAATAATCAATGTAGACAAAAACCACTTGATAATATAAATTTTTGTAAAAATCATATTTATATGAAAGATTATACAGATGAAATGTTACAAAATACTAGAAAATGTAGTGGTTGTAAAAAACATTATTATTTAGAAAATAAAAAAGTTTGTGACAAATGTAATGAAAGAGGTAAAATTAATAGGGAAATTAAAAAAGAAAATGAAGAAAAAGTGTTATGTGGTAAAGATGGATGTAAATATAAACGTAGCAATGAAAATAAATATTGTAAATTACATCAACGATATTTATTTGAAGATGAAGTTAAAAGTGAAAATATGAAATGTTGTTATAATGTAATAAGAGGATGTCGTAACAAATTAGAATTAACATATAATTATAGTAAATGTCCAGAATGTTTAGAAAAAGATCGAGAGAAAGATAATAAAAGAAGAGAAATAAAATTAGAATTAAACATAGAAAATAAAAATATTTGTATAGAATGTGGAAAAGAACATACAATGGAATCTTTCATTAATTATAAAAATAATAAAATATTTAAAAGTTGTGAAATTTGTCGTAATAAACAAAAATTACAGGACAATAAGAGAGATAAAACACATGTTAGAAATTTAGCAAAAATAAATGAGAAAAAGATTGAAAGATATATTAAAAATTCCCAAAAGAGATCAATTGATTTTAAATTAAGTGAGTCAACTTATAATACATTAATAAAAAGTAATTGTTACTATTGTAATGATTTTGATATTATAAATGGAATTGATAGGAAAGATTGTTTACAAGGATATTTTGAAAATAATTGTGTTCCTTGTTGTAAAATATGTAATTTTATAAAAGGAAAATTATCAGTAGATGATTTTAGTAAAAAAATAAAAAATATATTAATTTTTAATAAAAAAATTATTGGTAATTTAGATTATAAATACAAATTTACTAGTGATAGTAAGAATATTACTTATGCAAGATATCGAATATCAGCAAATAGAAGAAACTATCAATTTAAACTATCTAATGAAGAATTTCAAGAAATTATATCTAATAGTTGTTATTTATGCGGTATAACAAAAAAAGATAGTAGTATTGGAATTGATAGATTTGATAATAATATTGGATATATCTATTCAAATTGTAGAAGTTGTTGTACTAGTTGTAATTTTATGAAAAAAGAATATAGTTTTGATGAATTAATAAATAAATTAGTAAATATTTATAATTTTTTTATAAAAGAATAATTAAAATGATTTAATTTTAATTCATTTTAATTAGTTAAATTAAAGTTATATATAAAAAGTGTTTTGCAGCAAACTTCTTAATTGGAGTATGCACGCCTTAACCCTTAAGTTTCCCTAAGGGGCGGACTGTATCTTAAGCCAACTCAGGTTGCTTATACCTTCATAGTTGACCCACATCCGTTCAGTCTCTGACGCCCTACCATAGACTAGCATATCGTCCGTAGGTAGTAAGCATGCGGGTTGCCCAATCTTTTTCGTTATTACCGTACCCGAGTCCGTTACTCTCGGCCACACAAACCTTTCGGAATTGTGCTTGGTAGAAAAAGCTCTAAGGGTTTTCCCGAACAACAAGATGTGTTGCACAATTGAAACCAAAATAGTTTCAAATGCACTAGCAACTGGCCTGGGGATTTGTTGCGACGGCACAAGTGATTTTCCTATAACAAGAGGTCGCTTTGTTATAGCACGTTGCTTTTCGGCCCTGGATTCATCCAACTGACTAAATAGTCAATTGCTTGCAAAAAGGCCACCCATACCACTCATGACTCTGAAGACATTGTAGTTGACACAGTAGATTTTGACAGTACCATTACCACTGTTGTGGAAATCTACGTTAAGAGTGGTGTTGTCAATTCTGGAGAAGTTGCAAGTACCAGATGGTTGGTGATCTTCTGGTTTAAGAGCAAATGAGTATACGTTAATACCATCGCATGGAGTAACACTGAAGTGTTGGTATGGTTGAACGTAGTTGAAGTAGTTACCATCTCTTTCAGTGAAACGATCATGTCCATTAAGTTGTAATTTAGCAGATTTAACTGGGTTACCAGTGCAGTTTGGTGAGTTAGAGTAGTTAAAGTAATCTCTTACACTTACTTGATGTGCTTGAAGGAAAGCTTCTGTTGTTCCAGTAACTCCAAGATCATCAACAGTGTTAGCTAATTGAGCATCAGTTACATCATTTCTTAAGATAACTACATTTGCTAATTTAGCATCAGCATCATTACCACTTCCAGTGAATAAAAGTTGAGCATCAATGTTTGCAAGAATTTCAGTTACTTTTGTAGGTAAACCAGATGCTTGATCAGCAACAGTACCGATTTCAATTGTGGATTCATCAAAAGAGATAGAGAAGTTGGCTTTGGTAGTACCATCAAGTGTTTTTCTAGTAGCTAACCAGATTTTTTTAGCAAATCTTTCTCTAGCAGCTTCCCAGTCACCATCAACAGCCCAATCAACCCAATTTTTGGTTGTAGTGTATTTATTATGATGAGTGTTCCATACAATGTATTTAGATGGATGGTTGAAGTTGAGTCTGTATTTTTCTTTGTTGTTTCCCCAAGTTTCATCACCAGTGAATTGAACTTGTTCAATTAAGTATTCGTGAGCAGCTTGAGCGAATCTTTTTCTTTCTTCAGCATCAAGGTATACATAGTCGATAAGTAAGTAAGCATCTTTCATGTTATCATCAGTAACTTCAGATTTGGTATAACCAGATTCGTAGTTAATTAAGTCTTCGATGCATCTTAATTTAAGAGTAACACGAACATCGTGGTATTGTAAAGCAATTAATGGAAGAGCTAATCCATTGTTTCTGTTGAACCAGAATTTAAGTGGAACGTACATGTTGTATTCATCAGCATTTACAGTAGAACCAATGCTAGTAAGAGCATCTACGTTACCAATCATAGCATCATTAGCACGATCGTGAGAAGTGTTTCTTGTTAATTCATTCCATACGTTAAGCCAGTCACCGTATTGTTCATCAATTTTAGATCCACCAACTTCGATTTTAGCAGATTCAATCATTGCATAACCGAGTTTGTTGACATAACCCCATTTAGTTCTTGGAGTTTGTTTGATTTTAGCAACAAGGTACATGTTGGTAATTAAATCACCGTTTCTGTTAATGTTGCAAGTAATGGTTCTACCGAATTCAGCATTACCTTGGAAAGTTTGTTGGATTGGTTCTACAGAGAAGTTAGTGTGTCTTCTGTAGACTACTTTGAAGTAAGTAATTTGTGGTTGCCCAGTAAGATATACATCTTGAGCACCGTAAGCTACGAGTTGCATTAAACCTCCGCCCATATTATTATATAATTAATGTAAGAAAAAAAATTTCTTAAACTTTTTTTTTAAAAAATACTAAATTTTTTAAAATATTTTTCATAAAATTGAAAATTAGCATTTTTTGAAAATTTTTAAATATTTTTATATACTTTTTACTCAAAAAACACATATTTCTCAATAAAAAGTTTCATTTATAATGTAGTATTCTTTTTCATTTAATAATAAAATTATTAATGTCAATAAAATATTTCTATATTGATATTTATGCATCTTATTTAAAAAATAATAAAATTATTGCGTTTATATGTTAATGCCTTTAGATAAGTCAATTAATGAAAATAGTAATATATTTTTACAAAATAATTACAAACATAAATTTCAAATGAATAATTGAATATTAACAAGGATTATTGGTTTAATTCAAATAAAAACGGTGTATATTTTTAATTTGAAAAGGGTATAAATAAAATTAGTTTAAAGTAAAATTGTATTTTATTGTATATTTCTAATGGAAAAAAAAATTAATCTTATTCTAGATTTAGATGATACACTAATACATACTGAAAGTGTAAAATCAATTGATGGTTTAAATAAAAATAATCATATAATATTACCAAATTTTATTGGCAAAGTTTATTTTAGGCAGTATTTAAAAGAATTCCTTGATTTTTGTTATAAAAACTTTAATATTAGTATATGGACATCAAGTAATAGTTTATATTGTAAAAAAATATTAAAATTAATACTAAATGAAGAACAATATAATGAAACAAAATTAATTTTAATTAGTGAAGATGATAAAATTATAAATCTAAAAACTAATAGAATTTATAAAAATGATAATAGTAGATTAAAACCTTTAAATTTTATATTTGAAGATTTAGAATTAAGTAAAATTTTCAGAAAAGAAAATACTATTTTATTAGATAATGAAGATTTTATTAAAAATTTTAATAAAGAAAATACTTTATTAATATCTAATTTTGATATAAAAAAGACCGATTTAGAATTTTGTTATGTTTCAAATTTTTTAAATAATTTGAAATATTCAGATAATATCCAAGATATTATTAAAAGTAATAGAAATATTAAATTTGATTGTAGTTTACTTACTGTAAATATTGCATAACTTTGTAATCTATTTAAAGTAAATTTAACATAGATAGTAATGTCTAATTTTAAAATTAAGAAAAAGAAAAATGAAAAATTAGAGGTAAGAGATTCAACAACTTTAGACAAAAAACACAAGGAAATTTCCCAATCTTTTAGAGATCAAAGGGATAATTTGCCTTATAAAAAAGAAGCTATAGAAAAACTTAAAATTGAATTAGAATTAATATCTAGGAATAAAGTAAAATTTACAGATGAAGAATTGCAATTAAAAGCAGATATTTTAAACAAAATTCAAATTTTAGAGGATGAAATAGAAAGAATATCAGATAATGTTCAAGAATTAAATTATTACGATAAGACAGGTGATATAATTTTTGATTATTACAAATTAAGAGATGAAAACAAGAATGAATATTGTGAAACAAAGAATATTTTAGATTATTTTAGCAAAAAAAAGGTTAAAAAAGAAAAAACAAAAGATTCGCGTACAAAATTATTTGATAAATATTGCCAATGTGTAGATGGGACAAGAATGTTAAAAGACGATGGTACAAATAGAATAAAATATTGTTTAGAGTGTGATGTAGAAAAAATATTGGATTCAGGTGAATCTTCATATGTATGTCCAGTATGTGGAGATAGTGAAGAAATTATTCTTGATGAAGATAGACAAATTAAGGAATATTCGCCTTACAAGAGAATTAATCATTTCAAAGAATGGATTAGTCATTTTCAGGCAAAAGAGACAACAGAAATCACAGAAGGTGTATTTATGGAAATTATAAATGAAATAAATAAAAATAGGATAAGAGATTTGTCTACATTAAATAGAGATAAAATGAAACAAATATTAAAAAAACTTGGTCATAATAATTTATATGAGCATATACCATATATAATAAATAAATTAACGGGGTTACCACCACCAACAATAGATAGACATATTGAGATGAAGTTTATTGACATGTTTAGTAAAATTCAGGATCCATGGGAAATCCATAAACCAAAAGATAGAAAAAACTTTTTATCATATTCTTATGTATTGCATAAATTTTGCCAATTATTAGAATTAGATCATTTACTAATAAGTTTTCCATTATTAAAATCAGTAAAAAATTTAAAAGAACAAGAAGAAGTATGGGAAAAAATATGTAAAGATTTAAAATGGGAATTTATATCTTCGATATAATTAATTTCTAAAATACAAGTTTTTTAAGATTGGAATTTATATCTTCGATATAATTAATTTCTAAAATACAAGTTTTTTAAGATTGGAATTTATATCTTCGATATAATTAATTTCTAAAA